AAAACGGGTTTTCTCCTCACCAGTAATATAATTAGCGGTCTGAGCTCTTTTGAGAATAGCATCTTGTTTAATAACCTCGTTCTGAGCAGTTAAATTATCAATCTGAGCCTTTTTAAACTTCAAATCATAAATAGAATTTAAAGCAGTATTATAAGAACCAGAAATATCACCACCACGAGAAGACTTAAAATCAGGACGCTTCACATCAGGAAAAGGAACAGAAGCATTATTGGAATTACCATAAATCAAATTAGGGTTAAGACCAGCAGTGCGAAAACGTTCCATCTGAGCAGAAGGAGAATTATAAGAAATAAAGTCGTCACGCTGTCGCTCATACATTTGTTCAGACCAACGCCGAGAATCGCGATTAGTCATCTGCTCATTCATAAAGTTTGGAAAAGACATTCCAAGTTCAGCAATAGAGCCACCGGCGGAGGCTGGAAATGATGGATAATTAGTACCGGGCATAATATAGTTTTTAAATGTTCCACGTGGAACAGTGAATAAATTGGATTAAATTAATCAATACCAATATGTCAATGAACTACATAAAATAAAGGTTCCTTTATTGTGGGGGCTCCGGGTCTCGCTGGCTCGACCCTCCGCCCCTCTCCACTTCATCCGCATCGTTTCACTAGCGCGCCTCGTAATTACCTTACAAAGTTACGTCATAAACTCGTTGCTTGTTGTTAACGATTTGTTAATGAAGTGTCAATGGGCCATAATACTATCAAGGGAAGTATGGCCCATGTAGAGTAGATTTGTAACGGCTGCGCCGTGTACAAGCCCGGCCGGAAAAAGCGCTGTCGCTTTCTTTTTCCGACCGGGAATAGTCATACTCAGCCTTCCGGCTTCGTATCAGTAGAAACCTTCGGATCAATAGAAACAGGTTGTGTATCTGTTTTAGACTCAGGAGAAACAGAATCACGCCGTGACTGCATACGTGCACGGGTAGAATCAGTCAGAGCACGAACGTCAGAAGCTAACTCGACACGTTCGGCAAAGTCCATATTTTCGAGTCCAACAGGGACGACACCATCATCGAAAGTACCGGGAAAAACATCCATAGAATCACCACGAACAAACTTACGAACAAGTTCTTCCATAGACGGAACAAGACCGGGAATAGTGAGAGAAGGCTTAAGCGATGGAGGCTCGCCAAAATGATGAATTTCATCATAACCAATACTACGGTTACCTTTGAAACTGTTTTGATTTACAATCAACATTTTTAAATAGGTTTATCACGCGGCTTCAAAGCCGCTTGAGCATTAAAAGTAAGACGCCTACCTTCAATCTGGGAATACTTCCAAGAAGTATATGTAAGCACCGAAGAATCAACATTAGGATACAATAAATCAAATTTACGCCGGTCCTGAACATCATTAAGAGCTGCAACATTTTGAATATGTTGAAACTGCAAATCTAATTCAAAATCAGTATAAATCTTCTTACGATAATAACGGGGCATAGCTATACGTCTACCTAAAGTCTCAGTAACATAAAGTCTGTCAACTGATGACTTATGATATTTTATAACATCATCAGTCAAATAATTTTTACCAAGCCCTTTAGACATTAAAGAAAACTCCTTTTCACGATCATCACGACCATGAGCAAACTTAAAGTTTGACTTGTCAATGTATTTCATAGTATAAGCTATGGAATCAGATGTAACATCACCAACATGAACACCACCGAGTTGATCACCTCCCAAAGTCCATGCCTGAGCAAACAAATCAGAAGAGGGACAGTTGAATATTATCGCATGATAGTGCGGTCGCCGATGTCTCGTCCCGTACTCGCCGCATGCGTAATATTTCAGATCGTTGGTTGTCAACTTGCGGAGACGCTTCATAAAATTTTGAAAATCCGCCTTTCGTAAGGTAAGGAATCCATTGACGCTGATCGGCACACAATGTGTACCGTAAGTAAGGGTCACAAAGTGAGCGTGTACACTGACTTTTTGCTGCTGCCGCAAACGGAACACCCAAGATTCGACGCGACGCTTTTTGCAAGGTGCACACTTCCCGCAAGGGACAGGAACAGACTCGCCACGCTTTGACGTAGCGAAAAACGGGGTATCGCATGGCATAACTATATCTGTGGAATACCGTAGCGCGGCAAAGGCCGGCTGGCATAAATATTATTAAAAATATGGGCATAAATCTTGTCAACCGACGGATCAACAACAGAAAAAATACGATCATCCGGGTTACACTCGATGAAATCAGAGTTCAATTCAGGGTTTGCAGTAAATATACGCGATAAATGCCAGAAAGCAAGTGAATTACGCATAGCACCGGCAACACGAGAATTTTCATGTTTATACTCAGAATAACGCGAAATATAACCAAAAACAGCATCTGGATCAAGAGCAGCAGCGTAAACCTCACGCTGATAAACTTCCTGCTCTCCAAGTTCTGCAAACTCAGGCCACGCGTAATCAAAACGAGTTTTGCGTGAAAACTTACGCGGAATACCCTGCTGATAAGCAGTGTCAGGCATAACCGAAATAATACCAATAATCCAACCATGTTCTTCCGCACGATAATGAAACTTATTACCACCGTTAACAGATAAACCATGTCCTCCCATCTGGCCAAGTGCCTGATCTTCAGTAGTTGACTGAGTTGTAGAAAGTACCTCAGAGATAATCATATTACCCTTAGTACTGCCAATAAATTCAGGGCGTTGGAGACGAGCATCAGAACTACGAACACCAAAATGGGAAAGAATAGATTCGATGTAACGAGTGCCAGCACGGGCATTTTTCTCAAGCCACTCCTGCATTCTGAAAGCCCAACGAAGTGTGTTAATATCGGCCGCCTCACTCTGAATATCTACATTTAAAGTACCATTAGGATCATAAGCGACAGGAGTACCACCAACGTGCGCACTGGCAGACAAAGGAGAAGGGCCAGTATCATTAGTAACAGGGCCACCGGGAGTAAATACAGTTCCATCATTAGCATTACGCCACTGACCAGCATTATCACCAGCGCCTCCGGGCTGAAACTCATAATCTACCGGAATATCCTCCTGAAAAGTAAGAGGAATAGAAACGGCTTGCCCTTTCTGAGGAGCAGGCAAACAAGAGGTTAAATAGTCACGACGCCAACCACGTTTAAAAGGTGGATTGTCAGCAATAGAAGAATAATTAACGCCATTAGCTCCAGGAACAAGAGGATTAAAACGTTTATCCTGCAAATCCTGGTGGCGGTAATACTCATCCCAAATAAGAGTATAAGCAGCCAAAGGAAAAGCAGACATTCGCTCCGCATTACTGTAACTGCCGGGAGGAAAGCCAAGATAATCAGCAAGAGAACCTTCCTGCCATTCATCATTAGAAATATAAGGCAGTTCAATATCAACATTACCGGAAATAAAATCGGGCCACTCAGCAAGAGTTAAACGATTAGGAACAAAAAAGTAATCAGTACGAACACGTACACGGTGCATAACCGGGGAAACCAAAGGAGCAAAACGGAGCATATTTGCAGACTCCATTTCAAAATAATCACCGGGTAACACCTCAATAGCACAAGTAGGAACAAGCTCACCCATATTAAACGACATCTTCACATCGTGGGAAAGATCAAACTTGCTACGCTTCGGCTTACGCATCTGTACCTTATTAAAGATATTAGACATAGTAAAAATAGTTTTAAAAGTTAAATACGAATACCACCACGGGCAACGGTGTAAGTAGTAGTGCTTTTACTACGACGACGCTTTTTGCGTCTTGGTTGTGGACGACGGCTACGGCCGCGTTTTTTAAACTTTCTCATAATACAAAATCGAATTTTAAAGATTTAAGTTGAAATACTGAATTCTCTATCATTTCTGAATCAGAAACATTTAAACGATCAGCAAATTTAGAAACCGCACGCGAATGATTAGCGGCGATAGTCAAGTAAAAAGTACTTGAAGTAATAATACAAAAGATCTTCATTGGATAATGCTAATAATAGTTTTAATACAAGTTAAATACTCAGAGTCATAAGGCAAATCACGAAACGAAATAGCAGATTCAACAATAGAACGAGCAGACATACTGTCGGAAGCCTTAAAAACCAAAACAAAGGAGGCGAACGGATCATAATATAAATAATTTTTCATAATTAGTAACCAAAATATTTTAAAAATGAATTAGTGGATTTAGTAGAATGAGTTTCGGAATCATCAAAATAACCGTTAAGAATACGACCTACAACATTTTCCCAAGTTGCACCGTTAGGATTTAAACCCATCTGACGGAGATCAATTTCAAGTTTTTTTAAAATATCATCCTTTTTCATCAACTCAATTTGTTGATTTATACGACGAATATCGGCAGTAGTACGGGCGCGTTCAATTTGAGATCGAGCTATACGCTCAGCAGCTTCCGCAATATAAGAAGAATTACTAACGGCCTCACGAACATCTTTATGCAATACATAATCAGTCTGGGCCATCATCTGTCTAACCTTCTCTTTACGAGCATCAGCAGAAACATTACGAAACTCTTTATCAAAATCAAGTTGAAAACGGGTTTTCTCCTCACCAGTAATATAATTAGCGGTCTGAGCTCTTTTGAGAATAGCATCTTGTTTAATAACCTCGTTCTGAGCAGTTAAATTATCAATCTGAGCCTTTTTAAACTTC